ATTTGCTCTAATTTTTCCATCAACACTGGTATTGAAACCTTTGAATATGTTTATCCCGATACCTCCGGGCAAGTTAAAAATTCCGGGTTGATTTTGAGTACTAGGTGGGCTTGAGTATTTTCCGGGGCTAGTTGCAGATATTGCACCTAGTGCGCTTGATGCAATATTGTAGCCCACGCCTTTTGCTTTCCCTAAACCATTTTTGTTAATATAATTCTTTGCTAAAATTTTAGCAATATCTAATAATGGATTTGAATTTGCAGGAGGCCTGTAAACAATTTTCTTCTCGGGAAACGGATCTCCTTTAACTCCATAAGGACTAGGAGTGTTGTCGTAGTAAATAGGAATCCATGTCTCGGGAGACTTTCCAGGGTTAACTGCCCCAGTTTTATATATCACTGTTTCATAAGATACCTGCATCTTATTTTGTAAAATTTTACCACCGTCACTCTGAGCAACGTTATCATGTGCCCATTCAGTTATAAGTGGATTAATTAAAGTATATTGTGTGAATTTCTTTTGATGAAGAACATAGATGTCAATGGACTTGATAAACTGATTATCTTTTAGTCCTCTATCGTAACGTCCGTATGTATAATCTATAGTTCCATATTTTGTATCTCTAAAGGCCTCAGGGCTTGTTCTAGCCTTAACAGTACCTGAATCTAGATCACCATAGTTGCTGTCTGCATAATAATGTTTAAAATAATTTAACCATAGATTATGTGTTAGGTTACTGTTGTCATCGTGTAGTTCTATTGTAATAGGCGAGTATGTTAATTTTGTTTGAACTACTGTTTTTCTATTATATTGATTTACAGTTTCAGTGGCTACTGTAAATCTAGGTAAATCTGTTTTCTTTGCAAGCAATCCTACGTCTTTACTACCTCGCTGACTTAACCATTGTTGATCAATAATTGCATCAGAATTTAAATTAATTTGTACAAAATAGATAAACCCAAATTTTGGGGCCCTTGCATATGTACTATCAACATACAATCGACTAGCATGTTGATAGTCCTTCATCACAGGGTACCCGGAGGTATAACTAGAGTTAGAAGATGTTAGAAAATTATTAAAGGCATTACTCATATGAATATTTAGTCAAAGAAAAAGCCCAGATATTCTGGGCTTGATTATAGTCAATAAAACTATTAACCTGTAGCTAGTCCTTGAGCGCCAGCTGGTCTTACAACACGACCTACATCTAAGCCGATACCGCTTGCTGTGCCGCCTGGTGCTTCTAATTGAATTGCATTATCATAACAGATACCTAACGTAACATCCATTGGGTCGTTACTTGAGTAGTCTCCGCCTTGATATGTTGCTTTAGTTACCCAGCATCCTAGAAATTCAAAACTTTCTAGTGTAACAGGTTCAAATTGTCCGTTACCACCATCTAAAATTTCAACTCGCATTCTAAACTTATAATCGATTGCGCTTGCTGCCGCACTTTGTTCAAAAAAGTCAAACTGCTTCTGAAGTTGCTCGCCTACTTTCTTGCTTACAACTCCACTTGCGTCATCGCGTAATTTTAGTTCAGCGTCTTCCCACTTGTGCTTACCAGCAATTTTTACAGTGCTGTTATATACAGGTAGTTCAACTGTTGTGAAACTAACGCTAGGTCTGCTTACTGTCATAACTTGTTTAGTTAATTCAGTAGAAGGAGTACCCTGGACACCGAAATTGTCTAATGTAACGCGGAAGCGGTACTTTAATTTTGGCATCAACAGACCCTGAGTTGATGCTGCCTGTGTGGCGCTCAACGGTACTGTGAATCTATTTAAACTTGCAATTGGCATCTTTAATGCTCCTTATTCTTTTATTTACCTATTATAGTCCAGCTGCAATATCGCCAGTATTTTTCAAGCGTAATGGAATGTAGATAAATTCCACGGCCTTAACTGGTTCAATAGCAATATCAACATACAACTCACTGCGATCAATTCTTGCTGGTGTGTTATTTGTTTCATCACAGACTACAATAAAGTCATATAGGGCACGTTGACCTACTAACTCTAACATTAGGCTTTCTGCTGCTGCTTTAATTTCTCTACGTGTTTGAGCATCATTAGGTTCAAACAAGAACGGTCTTGCTAAAACATCAAGCTGTCTACGTAGGTAGCAAACTAAACGAGCAACGTTAATTCTATCTAATGATGAAGCATTTCTTGCACGAGTACGTTGACCATACGCTAAAACTCCGACACCTGTTAGTGTTGCAATTGGATTAATCTTAACATCATCAAGTACATCACGTAGTCCTTGGTGTAGTGCAACGGTTCTGAATTCACCTTCTGCATCAACATATCCAACGCTGCTGGCATTGTCAACTCCGCCACGACGTGTACCTGCTGGAGCAAACCATGGATAGCTCTTAGCATCACTGTTAATGATTGTACGTAGCATCATGTGGCTTGGTGGAACAACAATACTGTTGCCAGTGTTATCGTTAGTGAAGCCACTTGGGTAGTACATAGCCATGTATTCGTCAAAACTTGTTGCGCCAGCATCACCGTTGTCTAATGCAAGGGCGGTGTTATTACCCCAGTTGCTTAGTGCTGTGCCAGTTGGTGCTAAACGGAATGGAGTATCACCTACTACAAATGCAGTAACGCCACGATCGGTATTGAATGCAATCATGTTCTGAATAGCTTCCGGGTAGCCTGGTGTTGCTAGCAAGTTGAAGTTTAATGTATCAGTGTCACGAATTGTTGAGTTAGAATCAATTAGTTCTTTGAATGCATTTACAACTTGTGCTCTCTGTGCCAAACGACCAAACTGTGGACTACCGTCTTCCGCTGTTGGATATTGACTTACCCAACGATCAGCAACATACGAAGTCATAGACTGGTTGTTGAAACGAGTGTTTTGTTCATTGTTAGCATTTAGATTTAAATGTCCTACAATGTATTTCTTAACGTTAAATCCACTGCGGCGAGTGTTCCATAGGCGCATGCCTTTTGGATATATTGCTGGATCTGGTGCATCTGGATCTAAGTAGTTGCTGGCTAGTAAGGCTTCAATTGTACTAGGTGCTGTTGCACTGCCAGATGTTGCCCAACGTGCATCAGCAAACAACCATCCGTCAGGAGTAGACTGATCAGTGGTGTCTTGTAAAACCCATCCGTTAGTTGTGCTGTAAACGTAAATGTCTTTACCAAATCTTTCTAGATTAGCTGTGCTGATCCAGACGTCACCTGTGTCTAGTTGAGTTCCGTCGCTTTGACCAGTAGCTGCATCTGGTTCAGTTGCGCTAACAATAGGACCGTTGGGGCTTGTGTTAGGAAATGCCGTAGCATCTCGATAGCTAACCCATGTTGTTCCGTTGTGATATAACACATCGACTTCGTCAACAACACTGCTGTACCATAATGCTCCGTCAGCTGGATCTGTTGTAGGAGCAGTTGCTCTTGCTTCGTAAACCAAAGGTTTCCAGTTAGTTGCAACTAGCCCAGTTCCGGCAGGCGATGTGTATAGATTAGGTGTTCCTGATTGCAATACTACATCATACGCTGTAAATCCGATCTTTGTTAATGGGTTACTTGTGCCGTCTACCATTTCAAAGTTACCACCCTGGCTGTGTGCCATTGTTAACTTGTTGTTTGTAGAATCCCATGATGCAGTAACATACTGTAATTGTGATCCACTGATAGCAGCTGGAATTAAAGATGCTAGGATAGAAGATGTAGTACCAGCTAAAGTGATTGTATAAGAAGCACTGTAGTTAGTGGTTGTATTTCTACTTTCTCTAATAGTAAATGTATGTGATCCTGTTGAAGCATTTGTTGTTGCAGAACCTGTAACTGACGTTACACCTGCAACTGCTTTTCTCCACACTTTGAAAGTGCTGGTTGCAGTTGTTGCATCGCTGATATTACTATCAACAAACAATGTACCTACGCCAACGCTTGTTCCGCCACCGTTAGGATCTAATGTTCTGTTTGCTTCGTTGACGCCACTGTAGATAGGAGCAGATACTGTGCTCCAGTCTTGTGTAGAACCGTTATAATATTTTACGCTCCAGTTTGCACCGTTTGATGGAGTTGTTGTAGTAACCCATACAGAACCAGTTGCTGTACTAGCGTTGAATACTGGGTAAGAATAGTGAGGAGCAGCAACATATCTCTTACCGCTGTCAAAAGAATCTTGAACTGCTACCCATGCATTACCGGAAGATTTTCTGTAAAGAGTGTTTGCATTATCGTTTGTAACAACAATACAAAAGTCTCCTTTAGAACCGATAGAGTTTGAAGGTGCTGTACCGCTGAAGCTAGAAGCAGGAGAAGTATCATCTAACACTATAGGAGTTTTAGAAGTAAATTTCAATGTACTTGCGTCCCATTCTTTAACACCATATAGGCTAGCATCTGTATCTAGCCAGTATGTTCCTGCTACAGGATTACCTTCTGGTACGCTGCTAGTTGGAACTAGTTCACCTAAATCAAGATCAGCACGTACAATGTACGCTCTCGAGCTTGCGCCTAAAAGACTATAAGTGGCTTGCAGTCCGTACTCGTTAAGTTCATTACCGTGCTGTGGATTACTGCTAGCATCAGTATAGAAAACCGGAGTACCAAATGTGTCAGTTAAATCTCGTTGACTTGTAATCAACCAAACTTTACCTGCATTTGCTGCGGTTGTACCCAATGCGGTTGTACCGCTAGGGTTTGTTTTATCTTGTGCAGACGCTACAAATACCATAGGCACTGTGCCTGGGGCTGATGGAGTATAAAAACTCTCATCGATTACGGTTACTTGTACGCCTGGTGAATTCAATGTTGCCATTACCTGATCTCCTAAATGGATTTTTACTTTAAATTATTTAGCGGTTTGGCTGTTTTTTCCCGGTATTAAATACAAAGAAAAGGGCAATTAAAAGGGCGCAAGATGAGAGATTTATGTAAAAAGTGCAATCAACGACCGGTTGCTATCAACTACTATAAGGAAGGCAAGCCATTCTATAGGTCAAAGTGCGATCATTGTGCTAGAGAAAGGGGAGAAGGTACCCCATTATGGGCTAGAGCAGGCTACAAGAAAAAAGCCACATGTGATAAATGCAGCTTTACTTCGAAATATCTAGAACAATTTAATGTGTTTCACGTTGACGGAGATCTTACCAACTGTAGATATACTAATCTAAAAACAGTATGCGCTAACTGTCAACGATTATTACATAAACTTAAATTGCCGTGGCGACAAGGCGATCTTCGACCAGACTTTTAATTTGTTCAAACAGTGCGTCAATGGTGGTGTTGTTATACACAGTGTGGTCAATTGCGCCACCGACCCATGCTGTTTCACTTGCGTGAATTTTAAGTTGCGCTAATTTAGCCTTACTTAGACTCCAAGTAGCATTGCCATTTGGACCAGAATTTGCACTAACTGCTGCATCATACCATTCGGGTTCTTCACCGCGCTTGATACGCACTACTATACCGCCTGCATTATGAATTGCTTTGATTTCATTAGGAAATCGCACATCGCTAATAACGATATTATCAGTAGTTTTACGCATTTTGTTTTCTACAGAAGCAATCCAAATGTCATCATGAAACCCTGTACGACATACTTCTGTACCCCAATATTGTAGAACCCAACGTGGAGTTAATTTGGGCATATCTAAACGTTCAGCCCACCACGGGTCTACTTGTTCTCGCCATTCCCGGGCTTCTTTTGTACGCCCTTCCAACAGAACGCGGTCCCAACCAAATACGGCTGCAACCGCGTCTTTTAATGTATTTGCAAATGAGTCTCTTCTAAACCCGTGTGTATTAACTAGATAATCTGCGGCAGTATCTTTGCCCGACCCTATAAACCCAACAAAGCCAATGATCATAACATCCCCTAGATGTTATAATTTATTACATTTAGATTACTCTGTCAATATTTTTATTAGCCAATTACAAAAGTAAGTGGTGTTCCGCCGTCTTTGTAATTTACTAGATCTAGCTCTAGCATTTCCATTTCAGCTTTGCCTTCTCCTTTTAGGGCAGTTCCGTTTAGAGCGGTGCCGCCTTGTGGACTAGCAATCTGATTAAACTTCTCACGAGCTTCTCCCAACATCGATTTGCAGGTAGCTAATGAATAGTCTTTGAGCCATTGATTAGCAAAAGGGTCCTGCAATAGATTAAAGTCAGGACGATAGTTATATACCCATAACAGCACTTCTTCCTCTGATCTAGGACGTTGCATTAGGGTTAACTTTTTGGTAGTTTTATTGTAAGTGAAGTTTATCTCACTGCCAAACATTTTGCCCACTTGTTTTTGATAGCTTGCAAAGGCATAATAAGTGGCTAGGCCACCCATGTTTGTAGCAGTCAACAAGTAAGTATTAGAATACGCAAGATTAAACGGTTCGAACAGCGTACCACCTTGTCCACCGCCTGACCTAGAACCAATACTGCGTCTAAAGATTTGACGCACAGCCATTACTTCTGGTGGCAGCGTATAGTCATTTTTATCAACTTCCACTGTTAAAAATGCATAACTTTCTTCTACCGCGTTACTACTGCGTTGACGAAACTTGTTTAAGGCACGGTCAATTGCAGTGTTGTAATGTACAGGATCTAGTTCTACATCGATCATGCCATCTCCCAGCATGGTCTTGCAGTAATCTATTACCTTTTGTCGTTCGTTTTCGTTTTCAGTCATACTGATATTTAGCCATAAATACAAGACTATGCCACGCTTATCCTTATACCGTCCCGAAAAGGGCAATGATTTTAGATTTTTAGATCGTGCAATTAACGAACAGTTCCAAGTAGGCGGAACTGATGTTTTCTTGCACAAATACCTAGGACCAGTTGCACCAGAAGCCGGTGATGCTACTCCCACTACTCCTGATCAAAGCGGCTCAAGCGTTCCTGAACTCGGTATACAAGATTTATTATTCATGGAAAATAGAGATCGTCATTACGATCCAGATGTTTATATTTTGCGTGGAATTTATACATTACAAGATATTGACTTTAATCTAAGTCAATTTGGTTTATTCTTACAGAATGACAATATTATGGTTACGTTCCATTTACGTGGAACATTCGATGCAATAGGTAGGAAATTAATGGCAGGTGATGTTATTGAACTACCACACCAAAAAGACGAGTATGCATTAGGTGACGATGCAGTTGCACTAAAGCGGTTCTATGTTATTAGCGAAGTTACTCGTCCAGCAAGCGGGTATAGTCAGACATGGTATCCGCACCTACTACGTGCTAAATGTCAGCCGTTAGTTGATACACAAGAATTTAAAGAAATACTTGACAAAGAACTTATCGATGCTAATGGAGATGCGACTGGTAGTACGATTAGAGATTTAATTTCTAATGTCCAAACTAGTATTGATATTAATAATCAAATTATTGCACAGGCAGAAGCAGATGTCGGTCGAAGTGGGTATGATACAGAACATCTGTACGTTGTTCCTATGAAAAATGCAGAAACATTAGACGTTGCAGATGTTTCAAATACAGATCTAGATGTTAGTGTTGACAATCCTTCTTTTGATGCAAGTATAGTTTTAAATTCTCCAGATCACAATTATTATGTAGGATACCTTACAGGGGACGGAGTTCCACCTAACGGCGCTCCGTATGGCTTTGGTATACAGTTTCCTACTTCACCCGTCAACGGACAGTTTTATTTAAGAACTGATTATTTGCCTAATAGACTATTTAGGTATGACGGAAGACACTGGATTAAGTTTGAAGATAATGTACGCATGACTGTTAGTCAGACAGGCGAAACACAGACTACTGATGCAACAAAGGTCAGAAGAACACAAAAGGCATCGTTTATCAATAACACTAACACTGCTACTATTGCTGGAGAAGTCGTTGTTGAGAAACAAGCATTGAGCAAAGCACTAAGACCAAGAGCAGATAATTAATATGGACCACTTCTATGACGGCCAAGTACGCAGATACTTGACACAATTTATAAATGTAATGAGTAACTTTGCCTACAAAGATACTAAGGGGCAGTTAGTTCAAGTACCTGTTCGATATGGGGACATGAGCAGACAAGTTGCATCTATACTAAGAAAGAATAGCGAAAACGTTATTCCCAGTGCTCCGTTCATTGCCTGCTACATTAAAGACTTGCAGTTCGATCGTCCTCGTATGCAGGATCCTACGTTTGTTAGTAAGATCCAAGTTCGTGAACGTGACTGGGATGAAGATGGTCAAGAATACCTAAACACACAAGGTAGCAATTATACTGTAGAACGAATGATGCCCAGTCCTTGGTTAATTACCTTTGCCGCAGACATATGGACTACTAATACAGAAATGAAACTTCAACTGTGGGAACAAATTTCAGTATTATTCAATCCTAGCTTTGAAATTCAAACAACTGATAATTATGTAGATTGGACTAGTCTAAGTGTGTTGGATCTAACAGGACAAACATGGAGTTCAAGAACAATCCCTCAGGGCGTTAGTGAAGATATTGATATACTAACAATGAATTTTACAGCACCTGTTTGGATAACCCCGCCCGCTAAAGTTAAAAAATTAGGAATTATCACAAAGATTATTTCTAATGTATATTCTGTAGGTCACGGCACAATTAATTCAGCTTATGATAAAGAAGGTGCTGCAGAAGTTTTTGGGGAAATAAGTCCGGATGCTACTATTACTGTAACTCCAGGTAATTATGATCTATTAATATTAAACAATCGAGCAAGATTGATTAATAAAAACGGTCAGGGCGAAAACATAGATATTACCGATCCTAGAAATATTGTGTCATGGCATAAGTTGTTAGATCTGCATCCTGGTAAATTTAGGGCCGGATTGAGTCAATTGAGATTTAATCAACCTGATAATACTGAAGTCATTGCTTATATAGGATTAGATCCTAGCGACGAATCTTCTATGGTACTAAACATTGATACAGATACTATTCCCAGTAATACTACGATAGCTGGTAGAGGAACCGTTGACGCAGTCATTAATCCTGAAAATTATAATCCTACAGGTGTAGCAACTGGCAAAAGATTTTTAATTTTAGAAGATATTAATATTAATAGTGCATATAACACTCCGGGGTATGACGGTCCCGATGCATGGAAGAATGCTGATAACAGCGATTTTCAAGCACATGCAAACGACATTATCGAGTGGGATGGTGTTGCATGGAACATTGTATTCAATTCTACTACACAGAGTAATGTGGTCTATATAACTAATTCATATACAGGAACACAATATAAGTGGGACCAGAAAGCATGGTCTAAAACTTATGAAGGTGTGTATGATTCAAGTTTATGGCGACTAGTACTCTAAATCAAATTATTTGTAGCGGCGGTTTATTTTTAGCAAGAGATACCAAACGATTTCTCTTGCTACAGAGAACTCAAGGAAAAACTGCAGGAACATGGGGGTTAGTGGGCGGAAAGAAAGAGCCTACTGATGCTACGCCATTTGAAGCATTACAACGAGAGATTGAAGAAGAAGTTGGAAAAGTATCTGGTATTAAAAAAACTGTACCTCTTGAGTTGTTTACCAGCAACGATCAAAAATTTCAGTATAATACCTATGTTGTGATTGTAGAAAAAGAATTTCAACCACATCTAAATAACGAACATGCAGGATATGCGTGGTGCAGTTTTAACAACTGGCCAAAACCTTTACACCAGGGTGTAAAGAATAGTCTCAATAATAAAATTATTAGAGCAAAAATAGAATTGATATTAGAGTTAGTCTAGGTCGCTAGGACCAAAACCGTAAGTTCCTAAGTGGCGTAGTTCTTGACTTAGTGCTGTATCAACTTTGACAGTGTACCCGGCTGCACTGACCTTTTGCCATAGTAACATGTCTTCGCCTAAAAAATCATTTGATGCAGGACTCCATCCAAATTCAAACCAAGGTTTCGGAAGTTGATTGAATATTTCAGTTTTCATTAATACACAACCCATGCCTATTCCTTCTACGTCCACAAGTTTATCTTGAACTT